CTTAAAAAATGCTCCGGGGGCATTGATATTCTAATGTTTTCGCATGGGCTTAGGCCGTTTGGAACAGGCGGAATGCAGGTCCGCGGCTGACAATCCCTTATACCTCCTTTCTTTAACTATACTGCCACCCAACTAAGTAATAGATAGCGGTTTAAACCCATGCGAAAGTGTTAGAAAGTAACCAAGAAAGGATAAAAACATGCCAAGAAGAAGGAAAAACTCGCGGGAAGACGATCAAAACTATCCGGATTTAGATGCCATGACCCAGGAAGACATGGAATCTCAAGCGATAGCAGCTTCTATGAGGCTTGCTTATCAGCAAATATTGGATGGAACTGCGTCACAGCAAGTGATTGTGCATTTTTTACGCGCAGGATCACAAAAACAGAAAGAGGAATTAGAAAAACTTAGGGACGAAAAAGCCCTTCTGCAAGCTAAGGTTAAGAATTTAGAATCTCAAGAGCAAAGTGAACGAATGTATCGCGATGCAATACGAGCGTTTCAGTCATACTCGGGGAATAATTCAAACACTTCTGAAGAACAATGACCAAAACTTATTCGGAATTAATTAGATTACCCACTTTTGAAGAACGCTTTGAGTATTTAAAACTTTCGGGAGTTGTTTCAAGAGAAACGTTTGGCAGCCATCGCTGGTTGAATCAAGTTCTATATTCTAGCAAAGAATGGCGAGACATTAGAAACCAAATTATTATTCGTGACGATTCGTGTGACTTAGCATGCCCAGATCGCAAACTATATTCGCATGTGTACATTCATCACATTAATCCGTTAACAGAATCTGATGTGTTAAATAGGTCGTCTTCGATATTCGATTTAAATAATCTGGTTTGTGTTTCGTATGATACACATCAAGCTATACATTATGGAGACATTGGTTTATTGACACCGTCTAAACCTATTAAACGAACAAAGAATGATACGTCGCCTTGGAGGTTAGTATGAGAAATTCATATTTGGCGCACCATGGCGTCAAGGGTCAAAAGTGGGGACAGAGAAGATACCAACTTACATCTGGCGAGAGAACTGCCGCCGGAGAAAAAAAGCATAGAGAATCAACGCGAAGAAGTAGACGCTTTGATAAAACCGTTAAAGGTTTAAAGACCGGAGCTTTGGGTGTTGCTAAGGTTGCTGGCGCTGCATTAGTTGCATACGGTGGTGTTAAAGTAGCAAAAATTGCATTGAAACAAACAAACGTTCGCAAAATAGTAAGGGTGTTACGCCATGATTTTAAGGAAGATTTAACCCGTGTGTGGGATACCGCAAAACAGATACCGGTAAAGAAAGCCGCGCGGAAATTTGCAAGTGGCGTTGTTTCGGTTAGTAAATCTGCGGCCAAAGTTGGTTCTGCTGTTGGGAAAGTCGGTTATTCGGTCGCTAAGCCTTTAATTAAATCTGGATCAAAAGCTGTAATCGATATAGCAACCGATAAAAAGAAACGAAATGTAGCTGTCGGTGCCGGGGTAACCGCCGCAGCTCTATATGGCGCTAATAAAGTTAAAAAGGCAGAACAGAAAGTATCTAAGTATGCTGCTGGAAAAGTACCAAGGCAAACAAGATCACAACAGATTGCTGCTTCTACGGCGACAACATATTTGAATCCCGAAACGTGGAGAAAACGAACGCCTGTAAAACAACCGAGCGTTAAAGATCGAGTAAAAAGAGGTGTTTCTCGAATGGCTGTTAACGGAGCATCCAATTATGCGAAAGAAAAGATTAAGAACAAATTTTTTAAAAAGGATTCAAAATGAACAACATGTATAACGATGATTACTTAATGCACTTCGGTGTTAAGGGAATGAGATGGGGTGTGCGAAAAGACAGAGGCTCAGATTCATCCGGAAGAAAAACACGACGAAGTAGAAAACCAAATCCGATACTTAATAAAATCAGTGGGCGTTATAGAAGATCCCATATGTCCGAGGCCGAACTTGACAAAAAAATCGCTCGGCTGTCGAAAGAAAAGAAACTAAAAGATTTGGAACGTGGTCTCGAAGATGACGCTGTAACCGTCGGCAGAGACATAGCTAAAGAATATGCCAAGAGAATTACCGTTGCGGCGGCTATAGCTATAACGACTGGCGTGGCGGCAAACGCGATGGCTAAGTCTGATTTTAACGCCCGAAGAAAAGCAGCTCAAGACTCCGTTTGGGAAGCTGGTAGAGCCGCGGCAAAAGCAATGTCTAGAGCTACTGAGGAAGCTAAAGCAAGAGGAAAAGATTCCGACTCTGTTAGGAAAGCCGGCCAAAGAGCGGCGAAAGAAGCTTGGAGTAAAACACGAGTTAAATTTGATGAAGACGCAGAATGGAAGAAATCGCAACGAGGAGTTATGCGCGAGATGTTTGATTCGTTTAAGAAAAATCTTGCGCCGAAGAAAAAGTGAGTAGCTAATATGAACAATAATGATTTTTTAGCCCATCACGGAATACTTGGTATGAAATGGGGTCTGCGAAGGTTTCAGTATAAAGACGGTAGACGAACTGAAGCCGGAAAGCGTAGATATTCGACGGGCCAAGTGCTCGGGGCTCGAGCAAAACAAGCATATTATGGCTATAAAGTTTCTCGATTGAAAAACAAATTAAGAAACGGTCGAGGTTCAGATCGTGTTCGACGAAAACTAAATAAGTATGAATCAAAATACAATGACGCAACTCGTGTGGCTAATGAGAGAACGACTTTAGATAAGGTTGTCCGCGGCGCAAAAGTTGGTGCCGCTTTAGCCGGGGCAGGACTTGCGGCTTATGGCGGATATAAACTTTATAAACGCTTTAAAGGAGACGGCGATGCCGGGGCAGGCTTAGGCGGTGGGTTTAAGGTGAATTTTAAGAATCCGTTAAAAAGTAGAGACGGAATGACCAGAGCTCAACGGGCCGAGGCTAAAAAAGCCATGGCAAATGCTAAAGAAGCTTGGGCGACAAATGGCGGTCCATATCGTCAATCGCACGGAGGTAATGGCGTAAAGATTAAGCCACGAGATATTCCAAAGAACAGTCGACCAGATACATCCAAAGCCGCGTATGATGCATACGTGAAGCAGCAAGAAAAAGAAAGAATCTTGCACGAAATATTTAGAAACAAGGGATCTAAATCGTCCGGACCTATGGAAAAAGCTCGAGCAATTGAGCGGGCAAAAGCTAATAGAACGAGGTTCGGTGAGGGCGGATACGATGATCTTTGGGGAGGCAATGGCGGAACTAGAAAAAGCGGAATCCGCATGCAGCCCGGAAATTTGAACGATCAATTGTTAAAGATTCCCAAAGAACCAAAATCGCCGAAAGCACAACGAACACGTAGCGCTATAGGTTCTGGAATAAAAGAAAGGGCGAAAAGCGCTTCCGAAAGGATTCGTTCTGCACAGTCTAGAGCAAGGGACTACAACAAACGGGCCAGGGAAATAGTCAACGATAGAAGTGTCGATGATCTTAACGATCAGCTGTTGGGTCGTAAAAAGAGAAAGTGATTGGTGATAGCGCATGGACAAAAGCATAAATCAAAATAGCATTCTTCTTACGGTCAAAGAGATGATTGGACCTTCGCCATACTATGACGAATTCGATACAGACATATTGACGCTCATAAACGGAGCGTTTGCTTATTTGACTCGCCTCGGGTGTGGACCGCCTGAGGGTTTTTTTGTGGAGGATGAAACTCAAACCTGGGATGATTATGTCCCGAAGTCCCCACTTCAGTCTAATGTAAAACAGTATGTCGTATATTCTGTTAAGTTAATATTTGATCCTCCAACCGGTGGTGCTCTTGATGCTATGAAAACGCAACTAGACAAACTGGAATGGATGATAAATTCTGATGTGGATCGTGGGGTACGAAATGCGCAATGATTATTTAGCTCACCACGGAATACTCGGAATGAAATGGGGTATCCGGCGTTACCAGAATCCAGACGGTACTAGAACAGAAGCTGGAAAGAAGCGATATTATAAAACGCCAGCCGTGGGGCTTTATCACAAAATAAAAGCGCAACAGTATAGCGAAGCCGCTGACTATGCTAAAAAGCACCTCGACGACCCATCCTCTGTAGAAAAGTATAGGGAAAAGGAAAAGTGGCATCGGGATCGATATAATAAGTTGCAACAAAAATACGACGAGCGGCATCCGGAAAACAAATCTCTCAAACCGATGTCAAAAGCTGAAGAGTCTCGCAGGATAATGAGGACTCTAAAAATAGCCGCCGGGGTTACACTAGCCGCCGCGGCTATTTATGTTGCACACGATAAAATAACGAAAGAGTTCTGTGATAAGACATTAAAAGAGGGAACTACGATTGGGCGATTAGATCGTTTTGATGGCGGAAAATTGAACGATGTTTTCTATGGCGCGAATAAGGGTTCTGATCGGGATAAGTATAAAGCAATCATGGGCATAAACAATTTGCAGTTCAAAGCCATGGGTATGGATAGCAAAATCCACGATATGAAAATTAAAGCAACCGAGGGGATTAAAGTAGCGTCTGATCGGAAGGCGAAACAAACATTCGAAGAACTTTATAACAAAGATAAAGCATTTCGAGATAGTGTACACGATTCCCTAATAGAATCAAGATACCTTCAGTTCTTACAAGGAAGACCCCAGCAGAAACTTGTTCTAGATAGGGCCATTAAGCAAATAGAACGCGGCGGTGGTGATCCTAAGAAGATCTATAAAGCATACAACATGTCTCTTATATCTCATAAAACAGAGGATAACAAATTCTTTGACGCCTTGCGCAAGAAGGGATATGGAGCAATACCAGACATTAACGATCGCGATTATAGCGGGTATAATGCAAAATCTTCGAATATTTTCTTCGATCGGTCAAAAGTAAACGTAGATTCGGTAAGCGAACTTTCAAACAAAGATGTTGCAAAGGCTGCCGTAAAATATTACGGAAAACAATATGGAGCTCTGGCCGGTGGAACAGTTGCTGCAACCACAGCAATAGACGCGTTTAAATATGCTGCTAAAAACGGCGGATCATATCGCAGAAAGCGAGGAAAGAAAACAAACAAAAAGAACAAAAACGCCGAGGAATAACTAAAGAGGTAAAGGACGATGTTATCAAATACCGCGACGCCAATATATTACGGTCAGTTTCGCGAAGCGGTAATTCGAGGTGAGATACCAGTCAATCACGAAATTTCTATGCAGATGAATAGAATAGATCGACTGATTGAAAACCCAAATGTATATTATGACGATGAGGCTGTTGAGGGCTGGATTCGATTTTGTGAAGAAGAACTGACCTTAACGGATGGCGCAGATTTACACTTACTAGACACTTTCAAACTTTGGGGAGAAGACATATTCGGTTGGTATTATTTTGTCGATCGAAATGTTTACGAACCAGATCCTGACGGACATGGCGGTCACTATGTTGTCAAGCAGATTAAAAAACGTTTAATAAACAAACAGTATTTAATTGTTGCTCGAGGAGCCGCCAAATCTATGTACGGCTCCTGTATACAAAATTATTTTTTGAACATAGACACATCTACAACACATCAAATTACAACCGCCCCAACTATGAAGCAGGCGGATGAAGTTCTATCTCCAATTCGAACTTCGATCGCGAGATCCAGAGGCCCATTGTTCAAATTCTTAACCGACGGGTCTTTACAAAACACAACGGGACTAAAATCTAAAAGACAAAAGTTAGCATCTACTAAAAAGGGTATTGAGAATTTTCTCACGGGGTCTTTGCTCGAAATACGAACTATGCGTATCGATAAGCTCCAAGGATTAAGGCCAAAAATTTCTACTGTTGACGAATGGCTGTCTGGCGATATTCGAGAAGATGTCGTCGGTGCTATTGAGCAGGGCGCTAATAAATTAGACGATTGGCTAATCGTGGCTATGTCGTCGGAAGGTACTGTACGTAATAGCGCTGGCGATACTATCAAAATGGAGCTTCTTGACATACTGCGTGGAAAGTATGTTAACCCGCACGTAAGCATTTGGTACTACAAGCTGGACGACATAACCGAGGTGGCAAACCCGGCCATGTGGCTGAAAGCAAATCCGAATCTTGGGAAGACTGTTACATACGAGACATACCAACTCGATGTTGAGCGTGCTGAGAATGCCCCGGCTGCAAGAAACGATATTTTAGCAAAGAGATTCGGAATACCGATGGAAGGTTATACGTATTTCTTTACTTACGAAGAGACACTTCCTCACAGAAAGAGAAGTTATTGGCAGATGCCTTGTGCGATGGGCGCTGATTTATCTCAGGGTGATGACTTCTGTGCATTTACGTTCATATTTCCACTTTCTAACGGATGCTTTGGAGTTAAGACGCGAAGCTACATAACTACACTTACCCAAATGAAATTACCAGGGGCGATGCGTGCTAAATACGATGAGTTCATTGCCGAGGGTAGTTTAGTTGTATTAGAAGGAACTGTCCTAGATTTACCAATGGTTTATGAAGATTTAGATAGACACATTATTGAAAGCGGTTATGATGTTCGTGCTTTTGGATATGATCCTTACAATGCGAAAACTTTTGTTGAACGTTGGGAAAGTGAAAATGGTCCGTTTGGAATTGTAAAAGTTCCTCAGGGAGTAAAGACGGAATCAGTTCCCTTAGGAGAGTTAAAAAAGTTAGCTTCTGAGAGAATGTTGTTATTTGATGAGGAATTAATGACGTATACGATGGGGAATTGCATAACTCTTCAGGACACAAACGGCAACCGAAAATTATTAAAACGTCGGAGAGAAGAAAAGATCGATAATGTTGCGGCAATGATGGACGCGTATGTCGCGTATAAAGCGAATAGAGATTCGTTCTAGGAGGATAGTATGAACGATTACCGAGATTACTTAGCCCATCATGGCGTCAAGGGAATGAGATGGGGCATTAGAAGAGAAAGACAGAATAAACCAAAGCGGAAACTCACCAAAGAAGAACGAAATAGAAGAGCCCGGTTGCGTAATACAGCTGTTTTTGCAGCATTACTTGGAGGCAACGTAGCGCTTTCTAGTATTAACAAGAAAAGAGAGCAAAGAAGATCTGACAACTATCGTCGAGAAACAGACGAGGTGTTTGAGAAACGGAACAGGCAATCTAGCGAAGCAGCTAATAAACGACGAGCTGAGCAGAGGGCTAGGGCATACATGAATAAACATAGACAAAATTCTGAAAGACTTGGCTTACCATTAAAGGTAAGAGCAAATGAAGTATGGCCTCTTTGGTATTAACCGAAATGTGTCTAAAAAATCAAAATGGGAGATACACACAATGCGAAATTATTATGGTTACAATAACGATGATTACCTGATGCATTTTGGCGTCAGAGGAATGAAGTGGGGCGTTAGAAGGTACCAGAATCCAGATGGCTCATACACGGCTGCTGGACAGGGAAGATATTCTGGCGGTAAAGTTTCCGGTGGTTCCCGGGGCGGTGGAGCTTCCAGAGGTGGTTCCCGGGGCGGTGGACGATCTGCCGGTGGAAGATCCGGAAGATTAAAGAGAATTGCTAAGGTTGCTGGTGCTGCTGCTCTTGCCGGTGCTGCTGCATACGGACTTCATAAGTCTGGTCTTGATCGGAAAGCGTTTAACGCTATCAAAAATTCTAAAGCTGGTCAGGCTGCAGTTGCCGGTGCCGGTAAAGTTAGAAACTCTAAATTCGGTCAGGCGGTTGGAGCTGGTGCCAGCAAAGTTAGAAACTCTAAGTTTGGACAGGCTGTCGGAGCTGGAGCCGGTAAGGTAAGATCTGGAGCTGGATTTGTAGCTGGTAAAGCTAGAGCTGGAGCTGGATTTGTAGGCGGTAAGGCTAGAGATGCTGGTAATGCCGTTAGAAATTCTAAATTCGGTCAGGCCGTAGGAGCCGGTGCCAATAGGGTAAGAAACTCTAAGTTTGGACAGGCTGTAGGAGCTGGAGCCGGTAAGGTAAGATCTGGAGCTGGATTTGTAGCTGGTAAAGCTAGAGCTGGAGCTGGATTTGTAGGCGGTAAGGCTAGAGATGCGGCTGGTGCCGTTAGAAACTCTAAATTCGGTCAGGCTGTAGGAGCTGGAGCCGGTAAGGTAAGATCTGGAGCTGGATTTGTAGCTGGTAAAGCTAGAGCTGGAGCTGGATTTGTAGGCGGTAAGGCTAGAGATGCTGGTAATGCCGTTAGAAACTCTAAATTCGGTCAGGCTGTTGGTTCCGGAATTAATAGAGCTAAGAAATACGGTAAGACCGTTGCCGTTAATAATGCTATGAGAGCGGAATTGTTCAAGCAAAATGTTCGTGACGCGGCCAGCAAAGTTAGAAACTCTAAATTCGGTCAGGCTGTTGGAGCTGGAGCCGGAAAGGTAAGATCCGGAGCTGGATTTGTTGCTGGTAAAGCTAGAGCTGGAGCCGGATTTGTAGCCGGTAAAGCTAAAGGCGCAGCTAGCTCTATCAGAAATAGAATGAAAGGAGAAGTAATTCCTCCTGGAAAAGAATCTAGATTTGGAAATCTTAAATCTAAGATCAATAATTTCAAAGGAAGACATGCTCCGGGTGTAGATAAAGACGGTGTAATTGACGGCGATTACAAGACTGTACGTCAGAGAGTTAAAGATGCTGCTGGTAATGCCAGAGATGCAGTAAAGAATAAGTTTACAAGGAAAAACCCTTACGCTGGGCGTGAAGCTAACCCTAACCTGCTTAGAATTGAGGCGAAAGATCGTTCCGCTGGTCAGAGAGCTAAAGACGCGTTTAACAAGACTAGAAATGCCGCCCAGGGTGCCTATGGTAATGCCCGGAATGCTGCAAGGAATGCTGGACAGAAAGCTAAGTCCGCTGCCGGTAGAGCCGGTAGAGCAGCGAAGCAAGCCGGAGGACTGTTCAACTATAAATACAAAACCGATCGTAACTTCAGAAATGGAGTGAATGGAGCCGCCGCAGCAGCGGGAATGGCAACCGGTTACGCCGCAACAATGGCCGCACAGGATAGAGCAAGAAATAGAAGCGGTAGACAAACGAAAAAACGGAGATAATCCACGATGAACGATTATAAAGATTATTTAATGCATCACGGCATCAAGGGTATGAAGTGGGGCGTTCGTCGTTATCAGAATGCCGACGGCTCTTACACGGATGCCGGAGCTAGACGTTACAAAAGATTCAATGACAAAATAGCTAAGCTTGAACGGAAAGCGTCTTTGCAGGATAGTAAAGCCGAAAACGCTAGAACCGGAATCGGGAAACGATATAGAATCTCGAGGGCTGAAGGCTATCGAATGCGCGCAGATTTAGCTCGCGGCGATAGAGATGCAAAAAACATATTAGAGAAGCTTGACTATAAGACCCGCCTAGGCCTTGGAAGTAGAATTGCCGCCGAAGATGCCTTGGCTAGAACTTATGATCGGCATGCCAAAACCAGAGCCACAACCTATGGGCGAATAAAGGACGAAAGTGCAGCTTATAACGCTAAACAGCTTGCAAAGTTTGATAGGGTGACGCGGTCTAATAAGAGCCCGATGGCGCGTTTTGTGCGAGATAATTATACCAGATCATTTGTTCCGCTAAAGACTCGATCCGGACGTAACACTAGTCCAAAACAGGAAGCGCTGATTGATAGTTTTACTAACGGTTTAGGCGGCATGGCGATGGATCAAGTCCAATTCTATAGGAATAGAAAAAAATACGGAAAGTATGTTGATCCTAAAAGAAACAAGAGATAATGCGCAAAAATCTATAGCTTGAGGTAACCGTCAAAATGGGATTTTTTGATAGATTGCAAAACGGATGGAACGCGTTTCTTGGACGCGACCCCACAAAAACAACTAGAGAAATCATAGGTCCTTCATTTTCAAGAAGACCGGACATGACCAGAATTTCTATGCGTGCTGCAAGGGCAAAAATAGCTCCAATTTATACAAGAATTGCGATCGATGTTGCCGCAATTAACATTCGGCACGCATATTTGAACGAGGACGATCAGTATCTTGATGATGTTCCAAGCGGTCTTAATGATTGCCTTAGGGTTTCTGCAAACCTGGATCAAACCGGTAGAGCATTTATGCAAGACGTTGTTACGTCGTTGTGCGACGAAGGTGTCATTGCAATAGTTCCGATTGACACAAACGTTAATCCTGAAACCGGTTCTTACGATATTCGATCTTTGAGAGTTGGGAAGATTGTAAATTGGTATGCGTCTCATGTTCGCGTTAATCTTTACGACGAACGTACTGGGGATCATAAAGATCTAATAATGCCAAAACGCATTGTCAGTATTGTAGAAAATCCGTTATATGCCGTTATGAATGAGAGAAATAGCACCCTTCAGCGGCTTATGCGAAAAATTGCAATGCTGGATGCGATTGACGAGCAGACAAGCTCTGGTAAATTAGATTTGATTATTCAGCTCCCTTATGTAATAAAAACCGATTTACAGAGAACTCAAGCTGAAAATCGAAGAAAAGAAATTGAAAACCAGTTAAACGGTTCAAAATATGGAATCGCATATACGGACGGAACAGAAAAAATTGTTCAGTTGAATAGAGCTATCGAAAACAATTTGCAGGGACAAATTGAAGCTCTAAAAACAGAGTTGTATAGCCAATTAGGTATAACAAAAGAAGTATTTGAGGGTACTGCCGATGACAAAGTTATGCTTAATTACTACAATAGAACGATTGAGCCTATCCTTTCAGCGATTGCTGACGAAATGAAACGTAAATTTTTAACTAAGACTGCCATTACCCAAGGGCAGTCTATTTATTTCTTCAGAGATCCTTTCAAGCTTTCTAACCTAACCGATCTAGCAGAAGCCGGAGATAAATTTACACGAAATGAAATCATGTCTTCTAATGAAATTAGAGGAAAGATGGGCTTACGGCCTTCGAATAGTCCGGATGCTGACGAATTGCGTAATAAGAATCTGAACAAGGCAAATAATCCATCCGAAGATTCTGGCAATCAAGAAGAGTACGACGAGGAAGGTTATGACTATGATCCCGATCAGGAAGGTTATGAAGATGAAGATTATGAAGAATAAAGGAGAAAATCAAAATGGGGCAGTTTGACTATGATTTTAGTGGCTGGGCCACTAGAAATAATTTGAAATGCTCTGATGGAAGAACGATACGGCAAAACGCCTTTGCAGATAATGATGGTCAAATTGTACCTTTGGTTTGGAATCATCAGCACAATGAACCGACAAATGTACTTGGTCATGCATTATTAGAGAATAGAGCCGAGGGTGTATATACATACTGCAAGTTTAACAATACACCTTCTGCCCAGCATGCTAAAGAAGCGGTTCGAAATGGAGACATTACATCGTTAAGTATATTTGCGAATCGTTTAAAGCAACGAGGCGGCGACGTTCTTCATGGCGCGATTAGAGAAGTAAGTCTTGTCTATACTCCGGCAAATCCCGGTGCTTATATTGAAATGTCTAATCTGGCTCATGGTTATGACACTTTGTCAGACATGGACGATGGCGAAGGTACCATTTACACGGGTTACGATTTTGTCGTGTCCGATTCAATATATCACTCTGATGATGGGTATGATGAGGACGAGGAGGACGAAATGGCTAACGGCGAAATGACCGTACAGGATGTGTTTGATACATTCACACCTGTACAGAAGAAAGTTGCATATTTTCTCATCGGCCAGGCTATGCGTGGCGAAGATGATGAATACGAAGACTATGATGAAGATGATGAATACGAAGACTATGATGAAGATGACGCCGAAATGTCCCATTCCGACGATGATCTGACAGTAAAAGATGTATTCGATACCTTCACACCGTTACAGAAAAAAGTTTTATATTATCTAATTCGAAAAGCTGCTGAAGAAGGCGGCGGAGAGGTGGAACATTCAGGTATGTACAACGACGAATATTATGATGATGAAATTTATGACGATGACGAGTACTATGACGACGACGAAGTCTATGATGAAGATGAGATCTATGACGGCGACGAAGTCTATGACGAAGATGAGGTCTATGACGAAGTAGCTCATTCCGGAGATTATGACGAGTACTATGATGATGAAGATGAGTACTATGATGATGACGACGAAGATGAGTACTATGATGACGACGAAGATGAGTACTATGATGACGACGAAGTTTATGACGAAGATGTCGATTATGCTTACGATGTAGGCTATGACTATGGCCTGGAACATGGCGATGACTATGGGGAGACATTTATGAGACAGAACGCATTTGATATGTATGGAGATTATGACATGAACGATACGCTTACACATTCCGAAGAAGCAGCGATCCTTGAAGATGGCGAAAGACTTGGTAGCCTTAGGGATTCCTTCCTTGCACATGCCGATGAATATGGCATTGATAACCTTGAATACCTGTTCCCTGATGCCAGATCGATTGAAGATCGCCCCGATTTTATTCAGCGTGATACTGGCTGGGTCCAGAAGGTCATGAGCGGAACTAGGCACACACCTTTCTCCAGAATTAAATCTGTTCACGCTGATATTACCGAGAACGAAGCCCGCGCGAAGGGTTACATCAAAGGAAAGCTGAAGAAGGACGAAGTCTTCAAACTTCTGAAGAGAACAACCGATCCTCAGACAATTTACAAGAGACAGAAGCTGGATCGTGATGACATCGTTGATATTACAGACTTTGATGTTGTTGCATGGCTTAAGACTGAGATGCGCCAGATGCTTGATGAGGAACTTGCTCGCGCGATCCTCGTCGGCGATGGTCGTACCGCATATGACGAAGACAAGATCTCTGATCTGCATATTCGTCCCATCTGGACTGATTCCGAACTTTACACCATCAATGTTCTGCTCACCATGACAGCTGCCGACGATGAAGATTCCAAGGCTAAGAAGTTTATCAGAGCAGCTATTAAGGCCCGTAAGAACTACAAGGGATCTGGTACCCCTAGCCTGTATACAACAGAAGACATGCTTACTAACATGCTTCTGCTCGAGGATGGCATCGGACACGCTCTGTATGCCGACGAGGCAGCTCTTGCTCGTAAGCTTCGTGTTAAAGAGATTGTTACGGTTCCTGTTATGGAGAACCTTTCTCGTGAAGTTGATAACGTCAACAGAACTCTCGATGGCATCATTGTTAACCTTCAGGACTACAACGTAGGTGCTGACAAGGGCGGCGCAATCAACATGTTCGATGACTTTGATATTGACTACAACCAGCAGAAGTATCTGATCGAGACTCGTTGCTCTGGCGCTCTGGTTAAGCCTCTGTCCGCTATTGCGATTGAGCACACCGTTTCTCAGTAATCTGTTAAAAATCAAAATGAGGTAAATTATGAAATATTGCGGAAACATCGGCTTCATGCACACCGTTGGCAAAGGTGATGGTATTTGGAAGCCAAAAATGGTTAGCCAAAAGTACCGGGGGGATGTTTTGGATGGATACTCGGGACATTGGCAGAGTGTTAGTACAAAGCAAAACGACGATCTTTCCTTGAGCGCTCGTATCAGCATTGTGGCCGATGCTTTCGCATTTCATAATTTTTCAGAGATCAAATACGCAGAATGGATGGGGGCTAAATGGATCGTCACAAGTGTTGAGGTCCATCCCCCTCGTCTCATTTTAACGATCGGAGGAGTTTATAATGGCGAGGACTAGGAAAGATTTTAATACCGAATTGGTAAGGTTTTTAGGGACCGGGAATGTGTATTACAATCCGCCGGAGAGTGTTAAAATCTCATACCCGTGTATAGTCTACAAACCATCCCGCCCGTCCGGCGTTAATGCGAACAATAAACGATATTTCAACATGAAGTGTTATGAAGTGACCATGATTAGCAGAGATCCTGAGTGGGAGCTTCCTGATCAAATGATAGAATGTTTTTCATTCTGCGATCCCGGAGTTCCTTTTACCACAGACAATCTTTGGCATTGGCCCTTCACTATTTATTATTAAGGAGGAAATCCTATGGCATTACTCAAATGGGATCAGACTGGCGAAAAGCTTTATGAGCTTGGTTGTGATCGTGCTGTTCTGTATAAGTGCAAACCGGATGGCACATATGGCGTTGGAGTTGCTTGGAATGGTCTTAGCTCTGTTAGTGAAAGTCCTAACGGCGGCGATTCCAACCCTATTTACGCTGATAACAAAAAGTATCTGGATCTTCGCGCAACCGAAGAGATCGAGGGAAGTATTGAAGCATACACATACCCTGAAGAATGGCTTGAATGCGACGGAACCGCACAGGTTGTTCCTGGTGTTCTGGTAGGCCAGCAGACTAGACTTATGTTTGGTCTTACTTATAGGACTATGATCGGTAACGATGTAAAGCAGACTGACTATGGTTATAAGCTGCATCTTGTTTACGGAGCAACTGCGTCTCCTTCCGAAAAGAGTTTCGAGACAGAAACGGATAGCCCTGATCCTCAGACTTTCAGCTGGGATTATACAACGACTAAAGTCGAGCTTGATGGCAAATACAAGAATTATCGTCCCACAGCTTCAATCGTTATCGACTCCACCAAGGTTGACGCGGCTAAGCTTAAACAGCTTGAGGATATTCTGTACGGTACTGATGGAAGCGGCAACGACGAGGGAACAGATCCTAGACTTCCTCTGCCTAAAGAAGTGTTCGATCTGTTTGCAGCATAAGATGCATATTTTGTAAGATCTTTCACCGAGGGGTATGGCCGTTCGTAGGCCGCCCCTCTATTTTTAAAAGAAAGGACGACAGCATGATTACTAAGAAGATTACATACACCAACTACAACGGTGAAGAGATCACGAGAGAGTTCATGTTCAATCTCTCAAAAGCAGAATTAGTTCATATGGAGTACACAACTCCCGGCGGTTTTAAAGCATATATTCAGAGTATTACAGAGGCCAAAGATGTTCCGGCTTTGTACTCTATATTCGAAAAGATTGTAAGGGAATCTTATGGCGAAAAGAGCCCTGACGGTGAGCGGTTCTTAAAGCTTGAAGCGGACGGAAAAACTCCGAAGTGGATCGCTTTTAGTCAGACAGAAGCATATAGCGAACTGATAGTTGAACTTGTAACAAATACAGACGCCGCTATTCAGTTTATCAAAGGCGTTGGACCTACAACAGTTGATATTCCTGAAGGCGCTATTCAGAGCTAATGCTTACGTTAAAGACTCCTAAGGTTTCTCTTTGGGATGAACGAAACGAAAAGTTTCTATATATTCCTGAACAAAATTTGGAGATGGAACATTCGCTAGTCTCAATTTCAAAATGGGAGTCAACCTGGGAGGTACCCTTTCTAAGTAAGGAAAGCAAAACGGCGGATCAGCTTGTGGATTATTTGAGATGTATGACTCTTAATAAAAAAGTTGATCCGCGCGTTTTTTACTATATTACAACTGATAAAGAGTTGCTTAAAAAGGTAACGGACTACATAGAAAAGCCAATGACAGCGACTCGTTTTAAAGAAAAGCCCGGTCAAGCACGAGCTAATAGAACATTAACATCAGAGTATATTTACTATTTAATGATCGCGTTCAACATACCGCAAGAATACCAGAAATGGCACATTAACCGTTTGTTAACGCTGATTCAACTTTGTGATCGAAAAAATACCCCGAAGAAAAAAATGAGTAAACACGATATTCTGAAGAATAGATACTATGAAAATGAAGCTCGCAAAAAGCTTTGGAAAACGAAAGGCTAATCATGTCAATCATCACCATTAAACAGAAAGGCGATTTTAAAAAAGCAGATGCATATTTCAAGGCGCTAAATAAATCGCCTTGGTTTAATGTGCTTGATAAGTACGGAAAACTCGGTGTCGATGCCTTATCGAGAGCTACACCAGTAGATACTGGAAAGACAGCTTCTTGTTGGGAATATAAAATTGAGAAGAAGAAGGACCAGATTACTATTTCATGGAATAATACCAACGTTGTAGACGGTGTTCCGATAGCTGTCATTCTTCAATACGGTCATGGTACTAGAAATGGAGGATACGTACACGGTAAAGATTACATAAAGCCCGCTCTGGAAGAAATTTTTGAAAAATTAGCAAATGAAGCTTGGGAGGAGGTCAGTAAGCTATGTTAAATGGTCTCGTTGATCAACGCATTGTTGAGATGAAATTCGATGCCGAGCAGTTTACGGATGGCGTCGCCCAAAGTGTTCTTTCTCTCGACAATCTCAAGAAAGCTTTAAACTTTACCGGTGTCGGTGCCGGAATAGATAAGCTCGGAGCAGCTATTGGCGGCATTTCTTTTTCTCCTCTTTCAAACGGATTAGAGGAGGTTACTAACAGGTTTAACATGCTCCAATACATGGGGCTCAAGGTTCTTACAGATATTGCTAACAAAATAACGAGTGTCGGTGAGCAATTAGTTAAGGATTTTACCATTACACCTGTTAAGACTGGTTTACAAGAATACGAGACACAGATAAACGCTATACAGACAATTCTTGCTAATACTAAGTCGAAAGGTACGACACTTGATGAAGTAAACGCTGCTCTAGATGAACTAAACTTATATGCTGATAAGACCATATACAACTTCACGCAGATGACTCAGAACATTGGTCGTTTCACAGCCGCGGGTTTGGATCTGAAAACTTCAACTAGTGCTATCCAGGGTATCGCAAACCTTGCCGCCGTATCGGGTTCAACATCGCAGCAGGCATCCACGGCAATGTATCAGCTTTCTCAGGCCTTATCGTCTGGTACAGTAAAACTACAGGACTGGAACTCTGTTGTTAATGCCGGTATGGGCGGTGAATTATTCCAGGAGCAGCTTAAACAAACTTCCCGAGAAATGGTCAATATGGCTAAGCAGATGAAAAGTCTTAGCGCTCAGGGAATGGAAACTAAGGATATTGCGGATAAGTTCGGGATGTCCGTAAAAGATGTAGACGAAATCATACAGAATGGCTATAACGTTGATGTCGATGCTTTAATTAAGAAAGCCGGTTCTTTTAGAGAATCATTAAAAAAAGGCTGGATCACATCGGGTGTTCTCGCAAAGACGCTGAATCGAATCACAAGATCTGGTGCTCTTGATTATTTGAAGAGTCATTTAAAAGAAAGCTCTGAGTATACAATGGACCAGATCAAGGCCATGTATGACGAAGCTTCAGCAGCAGACGATGCCGATGCAGCGATTAAGAAATTGTCTGAAACTTTAGCTGGCTCTACAGATCTCACCGCGGATCAGATCAATTCAGTTCTAAACTTGGCTGATACTGCCGAGAAAGCGGCAACAGAAGTAAAGACATTTACGCAGTTGATGGATACTTTAAAGGAAGCCGCTCAGTCTGGTTGGACCCAAACATGGGAATATTTGATTGGCGATTTTAACGAAGCCAAAAAGTTATTTACCAGTATTAGTAAAGAAGTTGGCGGTCTCCTAGGGGCTACAAGTGATTTCCGTAATGGGATACTGAAACTTTGGCACGATATGGAAGGCCGAGATAAAATGCTGTCCGGTCTTGCCAGCGGATACAAAATTCTTAAAGAAACGATGGCCTCGTTTGGACGGGGGCTTTTTTATGGTATTTTTGGAAAAGATCAGGAACAGGTCATTAAAGATCTTGCGCAGGATTTGGTAGATTTATCTACTAGGTTCTCTGACTTCATGAAAAGTGTTTTAGAGTCCGACAAATTTGACTCTGTTCTCGGAAAGATGTCTGTCATAGGCGAAGCCGTGGGCGGAGTGTTACGAAATTTGTGGGAGATTTTTAGTGGCATCATCGGTGTTGCTGTAAAATTCCTTACTATATTTACTCCTTTTTTCGACATTTTCTTGAATCTAATCACCCTGTTAGCTTCAGGAGCTCACGCTTTAGATATTTGGTTAGATAAAACTAATCTCATAGATCGGGTGTTTCGCAATATAGGAAGCGTAATTAACGTCGTTAAACGCGGTGTAGAATTTTTGCTTGGTGTTTTATCAGAGCTTTCTGGCGTGGATCTTTCGTTCTTCGATATATCGAATTTCGACAATGACCCAATTAAACAATGGGAAGCGTTTAGCGGAATTGTTCAAGATCTTTGGCATAAGTTTGAAGAATTTTCAGGCATAGATATTAAAATGCCTGATTTTTCAAAGGCTATCGATGCGTTTAGAACAATTAAAGCTATATGGGACGAATCTCTATATAGGGCGACATCTGATTCGTTTCTAACTCAAACGGACCCGCTGTTGTCTAAGTTAGAAAAAGTATATTTATTAGTAACTAACATCTTTAACGGTATATACAGCACGTTTTTAAGTGACGGTAAATGGATTGACTTCGGAAGCTTCGATCAATTTCTAACCCATTTCGAATATATTAAAGACGTGGGCGGTTCTGTCCTTGGCGTATTTAAAGAACTTATCGGTATATTCTTCGACTTCTTTAAATCTGTCACTAGCGACGGCGAAGCAACATTTTCGTTTTCTAACGCCCTTAAAAATTTGGGCGGCGCTGTCAAGAAAGTACTTGACTTCTTCAAACCTTTAGGAGATGTCATATTTAAGGCGGCCACAGCGGTTAAGACTTTTCTAAGTAATCTTAGGGAAAAAGGCGTTCTAGTTACAATAGTCAATACTATAAAAACTCTTTGGGGTTATTTAACAGGTCTTTTATCTACTTTAGGTAGTTTGTTTGGTAAGTTTGTAAGCGGGGCAAAAGATGCCACCGGCGCTTTCGACTTCCAAAGATTTTTGGATATACTTAAGGGGATTGCCGGAATAATTCTTACTGGTGGATTCGCTAAAATTTTATATAGCGTTGGCAAAGGATTTGGATGGCTCGCCAATGCTTTCGCCGCTTTTGGTAAATCTGGAGAAGGAGTTGCTAATATTTTAGGTGCTCTTTCTAACGGAATCGGAAAGGGTGGATCAGGCATTGTCAGTTCTTTGAGCGAATTAGTCGATGGCGTTTTGGAATCGTTTAAAGGCGGAGATGTAGTTGCTCAGTTCAAGAAAATTGCAGTTTCTATAGCAATTCTTGCTGGCGCTATTTTTGTACTGTCTACGATAGATGGTGGTGCATTACGAAATTCTTGCCTTGCTATTACAACGATGTTTGCTGATATTTTCGGCTCAATTTGGCTGTTCTATAAACAAGGTGGATCACAAGGAAATGAAGAGGCTTTTAAATCATTAACATCGTCCATGATAAAATTAAGTGCAGCGGTGTTAATAATGTCGTTCGCTGTAAAAACTTTAGGTAAGTTAAACGGAGACCAAGCTACCGTCGCAATTGAAGCTCTTACCGGAATAATGCTTGAAATGTTCTTGTTTGCAAAAGGTATGGAAAAGAGTCAAAGCGGTTTCATGGATTCTGCTAAGTCTATGATTAAGATATCGGTTGCCATCCTTATTTTGTCAATGTCGATAAAATCACTTGGTAAATTAGATCCAAACCAAGCAGAACAAGGGATACTTGCGTTAGCTGGAGTGTTTGTAATCATTGGGACGTTTATGTTCGCCATGGGCAAATGGGTGAATCCAAATCTAACAAAAGAAGTCGGTAAGTCACTTAAGCAAATGGCAATTGGTGTTCTGGCATTATGCGCATCTGTGTATATTTTAGGAAAACTTGACACCGACCAGCTTCTTAAGGGATTAGGAGCTGTCGCGGCATTGATCCTCATGCTCGGAATATTTGCAAAACTTTCCGAAAAGTCTAAAGGCTTTGTGGGGAAAGGATTAGGTATTATACTTATTGCCGCAGCGATGCTTATATTTGCTGATGCTCTTAAACAGATGACCGATATTGCCAAAAACGGCGGAGAATCTTTCTTACAGGGTTTCTTGGCGCTTATTTCTATCGTATTTGGTCTTACTGTAGCCTTTAAAGTTCTAGAAAAATGCGATGTCGTTAAAACAGCTGCCGGATTTTTACTAGTGGGAAAAGCTATGACCGCTATGGCCGAGGCTATATTTGTAATTGGAAACATGCCAGTGACGTCGTTGATCGTCGGCTTTATTGGTATGGCGGCTGCATTGTTAGTGTTCGGTGTTGCCGTGAAAGCGCTGGCTATTTACGGTCCCGCCATTTTATTTGTGGCCGGTGGTTTTGCTTTAATGGCCCTTGGCTTATTGATGCTCGGTCCGGCGTTAGTCGGTGTTACGGCTGGCCTTCTCGCCCTTGGCGGGGCATTGCCTATATTGGTCGTGGATTTTATCGCAGCTGCAGCTGCTTTATTAAGTGGTCTTGTTTCTTTAGGGCCCTTGGTAGTAGCTGTTCTAACAAAGTTAATTGAGATAGTCTGTAGGGTTATTCTGGGTAGTGTTAGCACCATAGTTACAACGATACTTTCCGTTGCTGCAGAATTATTTGCGAATCTTTCGGTTTTAGTACCGCAGGTGATTCATTTTGCAACTCAGTTGATATTGGGTTTGATTTACGGACTTATCTCCAGCATGGACGCCATAATTCAAGCCGGTATCGAATTGATGGTTTCGTTTGTAAACGGACTGGCCAACGGTCTTCGTGAGAACCAAGACATTATTATTGGAGCCGTAGCAAACTTGCTAAGCTCCATTCTCGAAATGGTTATTTACGCTTTTCAGGTCATTGCTGAGAAGATACCAGGTGTTGGACAGGGTATTTCAGATGCGCTTGAAGGTGCAAAGCAAGACGTTCACGATATGCTTGCATCGACTACTGCTGAAGCAGAACAAGCCGGCACAGCTGCTACTGAAGGATATTCTAGTGCAACTTCTGGCATTGCTACTGCTGCTTCTACGGCGATGGGTAATGCGTTGAGCGGAATACAGAACATGGATGCTTGGGGTTCGCTTGGTACCCAGCAAGGTAATGCGTATGGCGATAATCTAGCTACTGCTCTTAATTCTATACCTACCAGCGGAAAAGTTGATACGTCTTCGATAGGACAATATTTTAACGAAGGAACCGCCCAAGGCTTAACTAATTCCAATTATTTGGTTACCGATGCAGCGTCGAGCAATACAGACGAACTGCTGCAGACGATTAACAGCAAACTTGGAATTAACTCGCCTTCGACTAAAGGTATTGAAATTGGCATGTACTTAGACCAGGGTATTGCCCAAGGTATGAGCGAGAATCGTGCTGAGATTTTTAACGTAATCACTGAGATATTTGATTCATACATGGTTTCTTCCGAAGATCAAATAAATCAAGTCAACCTCCAGGGCGCAAAACTTATAACTATGTTTGTAACTGGCATGCGTAGTAAAATGCCTTCGGTTACAAGTTTCTTTAGAACATTATCGACCAGTGGTGCACTCACCCTTGGGATCATAATGAAACTAAAATTCTTCGGTTATGGTCGCAATGTTGTTCAGGGATTTGTAGACGGTATGAATTCCAAGCTTCAAGCGGTTAAAGATAAGGCTCAAGAAATTACTAACATTGTAAACTCTACTGTGGAAAAAGCTGAAGAAATAGCTTCGCCGTCAAAGAGATTCTTTAGATACGGACAGTACTTGGACCAGGGTCTTATCCTCGGTATGGGGTCAATGACTAAAGATGTCGCCAGATCGTCTAATGATCTTGGCATGTCTGTTGTAAATTCAATGTCTGACGCCGTTCGTTATGCCGCGGCAATTGCCGATGGTGAAATTGAACTTTCGCCGACAATTAGACCTGTAATGGACCTCACATACGTTCAGGATGGAATCGCTCAGATTAATAGCTTACAGACTAGAACTCTTGCTCTCGATGCAACTGTTACAACTTCAAAATGGGATACTATCGATAAACTTTCGACAAGATTGGACGTTTCCGACCAAACAGTACAAACGATTGTTAAGAAACTTGGCGATCAGAGCGCTAAACTTGATGGTCTTATTGATCTTCTTAGCAATACTAATATTGTTCTTGACGGAGATGTTGTTGTCGGAAAACTTTTACCAAAAATCGATAAGGGTCTTGGTAGAAAAACCAAAGCCTTTGGAGGCCGGAGATAATGTATCATTCTATATATTTTGGCGAAAAGAATACTTGGGATGACTGGAAATTGGTTCCGGCTGAATTCCCGAGGTTTAAACCGCCAGAAGCAAAAACTTCAATTATTGAAATTCCGGGGGCCGATGGGTCCCTGGATTTAACTGAATCTTTGACCGGCGATGTTAAGTTTAGAAACCGAACCGGGTCTTTGACTTTTTATGCTTATGACGAAGGACGGGAATGGTACAACTATTATTTCGACATGATTAATTATTTACATGGTCAAGAGATGAGAGTTGTGCTCGAAGACGATCCGATATATTACTGGATCGGTCGTTTCTCGATAAACGAATGGAAATCCAACCCTCCAACAAACATAGTTGTTGACTATAACGTTCACCCCTATAAGTATGAAGATACTGAGGCTAGCTATAGGTGGAAGTGGGATCCTCACAACTTTAACACGGATTTGTGTCGTGATTACGGTCACTTCTATGAGATTGATGGCACTCGGATTGTTAGAATGCGGGGAAGTAAGTTAAAGTCGTCTCCCGTGTTTACAGCATATATAGAAGACGGAGATACTCTTTCACTTTGTCATGACGGAGTTCTGTATCCTCTTGTGGAGGGAACTAATAAGTTTTTGAGCATTTCGCCGGACATGGGAATTTCAGTTTTCATTTTTTCTGGAAAGGGTCGTGTTAGCATCACATACACAGGAGGATATTTGTAATGTATCTCGCTTATGCAGACGGTGCGTTAATGCATGATCCGCGACTGGAAGACGAAAGATATTTGTTAATTGACCCGGTTTTATCTTTAACTTTGGATGAAGCCGGGACTTTTAATTTTACTATGACTCCGAATCATGCGATGTACGACTCTTTGGAAAAGATGTCAACGATCATAACCGTTACAGATGGCAAGTCCACGTTATTCCGAGGAAGAGTTATACAAGACGATAAGGATTTTAACAACAATAAGCAAGTTAGCTGCGAAGGTATGTATGCATTTTTGATGGATTCTATCGTTCGTCCGCATTCAAAAACCATGCAGTTAGAAGCATACATTGCTTGGCTTGTTCAGAACCACAATTCGCAGACGGATGCATACAAGCATTTCTATCCTGGCGTTGTAAACGTTGAAGGTACATATTCGGAGAATACTTTTGAGGTTGAAGATTATACCTCGACATACGATCGGTTTTCATCTCTTGCAGACGAGTATGGAGGATATTTTCTGGCTCGAGAAACAGACGGTTTGTACTACTTAGACTTTTTGACTGACGCCGGAGACATTGCCGATCAAACTATCGAGTTTGGTGTAAACCTGTTAGATGTTACTAAAACAATAGACGCTTCAGACATATTTACAGTTTTGATTCCAACTGGTGGAGTACCGGATAATTCAAAAGACAACAAACCAATCGATATTAAATCTGTTAATGGCGGTAAGGATTACATTGAAAACGGAACCGGTATCTCTTGGTTTGGAAGGATTGTTCAACACCACGAGTGGTCTGATATTAAAAAGCCTTCCGAGTTACTCGAAGTGGCTAAAGAATATTTGAACTCAAGCATTTACATGGCTGTTTCGTTGGAAATCGGCGCAGTAGATCTTGGCCTTATAGATTCTTCTTATGGGTCTATTAAGCTTGGAGATTTTGTTCGTGTTAAATCAGAGCCGCATGGTATAGATGAATATTTTACATGCACAGGTATTGAATACGATTTGATTTCTCCAGAAAACACAAAGTACACATTCGGAGCAAACGAGTCGGATCTTCTTTCTGAACAGACGGCTAAAACGTCAAGTAATATTCGCAATGAAATAACGAATCTTAATACAACAATTCAGCAAGGAAACTCTTATAGTTCTGCTACATATGTTCACCAGGATGAATTGAACGACGCGATCAATCGTTTAACTAACTCGGACATAGACTCTATTTGCGCTTCTTAAAAATGATTGGAGAAATTCAAAATGGCAGATAAAAAGTATCTAGATTATGACGGCTTGCTTTATTTCTGGTCAAAGATTAAAGCAAGATTCGACGGGGCTATTTCTAGTATCACTGGAGATGGCTCATCGACAACGATTACATACACAAAAGTAGACGGAACAACAGGCACCTTTATCACAAAGGATACGACCTATTCCGAAGCGACAACTGATGCTGCAGGTCTAATGTCTGCCGCAGATAAAACAAAGTTAAACGGTATTGCAACCGGTGCGAACAAAACTACTGTAGATAGCAGCCTCAGTTCTTCATCTACCAATCCGGTACAGAATAAGGTTATTAATACTGCACTTGCTGCTAAGGCGCCATTAGCAAGTCCCGCACTTACAGGAACACCAACCGCACCTACTGCGGCGGCTGGAACTAATACAACGCAGATCGCAACCACAGCGTTTGTAAAGTCGGCAGTGGATACGTCAGCGAGTGGTCTTAAGATATTTAAGACTGTAAAAATCGGCGACACAAGTATTGTAGCAGATAGCGCGGCAGACACATTGACGCTAGAGGCTGGAGATAATGTGACGCTTACGCCCGACGCCACTAATGACAAAGTAACGATTGCTGCTACCGATACGACTTATGGTGAAGCAACAACTGACGTGGCCGGACTTATGTCAGCGGCTGATAAAACAAAGTTAAACGGTATTGCAACCGGAGCGAACAAGACAACGGTCGATAGTAGTCTTAGTTCCACATCTACCAATCCGGTGCAGAATAAAGTTATTAATACAGCGTTGGGTACTAAGGCGCCGTTAGCAAGTCCAGCACTTACCGGCACGCCAACTGCACCCACCGCAACAGCTGGAACTAATACAACTCAGATTGCAACTACAGCGTTTGTAAAGTCAGCGGTCGACACGGCGTCCGCTGCTGTTAGATCGTTCAGTAAAGTAAAAGTAGGCTCAACAACCGTAGAGGCAGATAGTGCGACAGACACGTTGACATTGGAAGCCGGCTCTAACGTAACTATTACGCCTGACGCTACTAATGACAAAGTGACAATTGCGGCTACCGATACGACTTATTCCGAAGCAACAACCGACGCCGCAGGATTAATGTCAGCCGCCGACAAAACAAAGTTAAACGGCATTGCAACCGGAGCGAATAAGACAACTGTCGATAGTAGCCTTAGTTCTACGTCTACAAATCCTGTACAGAACAAAGTCATTAATACCGCTCTTACAGCTAAGGCACCATTAGCGAGCCCCGCCTTAACTGGTACGCCGACGGCACCAACAGCAGCTGCTGGAACCAATACGACGCAGATAGCAACAACAGCTTTCGTTAAAGCTGCGGTTGATACATCAGCTAGCGGTCTTAAGATTTTTAAGACTATTACGATCGGTGATACAAGCATTGTGGCCGATAGTGCGACAGACACTTTGACGTTAGTAGCCGGCGATAACATAACGCTTACACCTGACGCTACTAATGACAAAGTAACGATTGTCGCAACCGATACGACCTATTCTGAGGCAACAACTGCTGCTGCGGGACTAATGTCCGCTGCTGATAAAACAAAGCTAAACGGTATTGCAGCCGGTGCGAATAAGACAACGGTAGATACTGCGTTGAGCACAACATCTACAAATCCTGTACAGAACAAGGTCATTAATACAGCATTGGGTACTAAAGCGCCGCTTGCATCACCGACATTCACTGGAACACCGAAAGCTCCAACAGCAGCTGCTGGAACTAATACTACGCAGATTGCTACTACAGCGTTTGTCAAGGCTGCGGTTGATACGGCGGTCTCCGGACTGTACAAGTACAAAGGCTCGGTAGCAACTGCGGGAGATCTACCGACGACTGGTAACGTAACGGGCGACGTTTGGGACATTCAGCAGACATCCACCTACGGCGCTCCTGGAACCAACGTTGTGTGGAATGGCGAAGCTTGGGATGCATTGGGAGGTCTGTTTGAGATTACATCAATTACCAACGCTGAGATCGACACAATCTGTGCTGCTTAAAATTCAAAATGGGAGGTGTAAGCCTTGAGCTACTTAGACAATACGGGCTTAGCCTACTTTTGGGAGAAGATTAAGTCCAATTTCTTACCAGCGACAAAAGAGATTCCGGCGAATGCTGATTTGAATGATTACAAGACGCCGGGGGTGTACTATTGCCCATCGAACTCAACGGTAGCAACGTTGGCAAACGTACCGTGTCCGGTTGCTTTTTCTTTGCAAGTATACGCAACAATTATAAGTTCTAGTGAGGTCGTAGGCTGTCGACAGATATTAATGTCTTACCAAACTGGGGTCGAAAGTGAGCACACTAATCGCATTTGGACACGTGCATTTTATAGTGGCGGTTGGACTGATTGGTATCAAATCACAACGAGCATGGATCGGCCAATAGAATACACAACGGTTGGCTACAATAATAGCGAATATGAAGATAAACCATGGAATAAAGTTGCTACGTTCCTATATACGGCAGACAGTGTAGATCGCCGGGTCACTTTTACGGTTACCGATTCTTTTATGCCAAACAGTTGGGCTCCGTATGGGAGAGTTGACGCTAAATACGGCATATTACGTGTCCATGTTCGACGAAATCAAGATTTTATGACCTACGGACGGGCCTTATGCAAATTGACGTGGGCTCTAAACACGGGTTATGACACGGAAGACTTCGTACTTATTTATATTCCGAATACGAATACTCTAGAATTGTGGACTAGGGTGCCCAATCGGTGGAACCGCCGAACATTTAATGTAATAGAAAACGGCAGCGTTTATGGTGGTAACAGAAGTAGACTTTCTGCAAATCCCCTTGTAACCTATGGCAATGTTAATAATGTTGGGCAGGCTAGTTATCCGACAGGTGATGGCTATATTGTTTTTAAATCAGTTATGGCTGATATACAGCAAGCTGCAAAAGGAATAAAGGACTGCGGTATAGAATATGATTTAATACCTGAACGCTTAGGAACAGCAAACGGATTCCTGGCAGGCGATAGCATTCTAAAATATTTCAACTCAGGGTCTTCGATGTCCGTTGAAAATGGAGCCCCAACGTATACAGATGGTATAAATCGTAGAGATGGGCATGTACTGCATATGCCGTGGGATAATGCTGGCGGATGGGATTCCATGCTAGCTGTTCCAGACGCGAATGCAATTCTTTCTGACGGTTCCATGAGTGCTGTGCAGTGGCGCGCTGGGATTGGCTCTAACGGCGTAACTACTGATGAAAACGGCAATGCGATACAGACGAGATACACTAACTGGTTCCATTTAATAGACGACCGTTTTACTGTTGATGGCGTTCACATAAAGAAACAGCACACAACGCATTACGGTGTCTGCTCTACAGCGGCCGCGACGGCTGTGAAAACGGTTGATATTCCGCACTTCGAGCTTGTAACTGGCGCGTATGTAATTGTCACATTTACGGTGACCAACTCTGCCGCGGTTGCGAATCTTAAGCTTAATGTTTCAAACACTGGGGCTAAACCGATAAAATACCGTAACGCGAACCTTGCGGCAGTCGGAGATTTGATTGCTAATCGGCCGTTCATGTTTGTGTACGACGGTACGAACTGGCAGCTCGCTATTGATATTGACCACGATAGCAACAACTATGAGCGAGTACGTACCTACCATCCGATTAAAGCGAAATCGGCGATAACGGCGCAGCATGTTATAGTCGCTGGCGAAGATGGTTTATATTTCATGCTGACTTCTGGAAACCCATTTTCAATAAAGTACCCGCCATTGTACGCAGCAGCTGCTATTTCAGCGAATGCTAAGAGTTTAAACGCATACTATTTCGGTTTTCTCGATGCTGCAGTCAATGAGGCCGCGGAAACGCTTGTTCTGGACAAGGCTTTATACATTAAAGGGCATCTCAACGGTACGACGTTTACACCGTTCGCTACAAAGCCTCTTGTTTGTACAGAGCCGACAACCGAAGACGGCTATCAGTATCTTAAACTTGGCGTTGTAAAAGCATACTCGACCAGCAACGATGCAATAAGAGCGCAGATAGAAATAGAGCATCCAATTTACGAATACGTTAACGGCTCGTTCTGTTTGTATGAGCCCAAGGCAACAAACGCGGAGATAGACGCGTTATTCGATTAGAAATTCAAATAGCAAAAATTCCCCGGGTGGAGAATTCTAGAAAACTGCATATTTCGCAACCGAAAGGAGAGGTATATGAATGGCTTCAACAGATAATAAGCTACTAGATCTGAACGGCCTTCAATATTTTTGGAACGAGGCCAAGAAGAAATTTGTTACGCCAGCACTTATGAACGGCGGATTGAATTTCGAATATTTGTTAACGCAGTATTATTGGTGTCCAAATAGACCACCATATGACACGTATCAAGGCCAGCCTACAGAACCCCAAGGTATTGTATATTTAGGAGATAATAAGCTAGCTATGGTTGTTTGTCCGTATAGAAGCCATAGCAATGATGACAACACCAATAGTGTAACAGACGGCGCTCCTCTTCTCACAGATAACAGCGAGTTTAAGATATTTGGCGGTGTGAACCAACCGCAATACATAACCATAGATGGAACTTTTCAAACAAGTGGGCTTGGGCACTCAAATTCGATGAGTTATAGCCCAAACGATAAGCTTCTTTTTATTCCGGTACATTCATATACAACGATTGTCAGTGGTAGCGGAGCAAGCGCCAAGTACAAAAGATGGCATTCAAAAGATGTTAAAGTCGTAGATCCGAACGATAATTATGGAGTCAAATACACAATTACCGTGAACACGGATACCGTTGTTACCGAAATTAAAACGAAATACGCTAAAGACGTAACCATCAATAATGTTGGGTTTGTTGCCTACGATAAGGTTAATAACAAACTGTACGGTTGGGTTGAGGATTTTTATTTGATCGAAATACCAATTCCTAGAGATTCGAATAATAAAATCAAAACCGGTACGTCAACGGCTAAGCTGGTCTGTCGCATCACAAAGCCACAAGTCATAGGCGGTGGCCAACAAGGTTTTGCTGTTATGGACGACCTGGTTTTTCTGGTAAAAGAATACCCGAATTTAGTCTGGGTTTATAGCATTTCACAAGGCAAAGTGATACGGTGCTATAGTGTTCCTGAATATGATTGCTTTGGACATAAAATTCGATATCTAGAGGGTATTGACTATGATCCCGTAACAAAGGATTTCTATATTAATTCCTTCGTTGTTACTAATTATTGGAAACGGCGTGAGGGGCAATATTTAAGAGCTTGCTACGTTCATCGATTCAATCCGTTTACAGATTCTCCTGGATCATTTAATGCCTTTGGATATTATGATGATACAAACCAGCAGTATGTCTATACAGGATTCTACGATTCGACGGCAAATTCTGTATCTAACTTATCGGTAAACAAATGGTCTAATCCCAACGTAAAACCTCATCAGCGCGGTTATGATAAGTACCCGTTCGGTACTATTAGTGAAGCTATTACCGCTTTGCAGAGCGGAAAATTCCCACAAGCATACTTTATTTATATGCTTAACTCGGGTCTGTATGATGAATATTTAACGATAAGAAATTTAGACGTTACCTTCAACGGTGAAGCTTTCACGGTTCATGGTATGGACATACAGAACTCGCATGTTCGTTTTAACAGTAAAGTTACGCTAGATGGTGCCAATGTAACAAACATGGCTCCTTTGTATATTAACAACAGTAAAGTCGGATTTACTGGATATTCAATCACCGTTCCGCAGGATTTTGAAACGTCAGTCGGTTGGACGAACAAGGCTTGTTTATATTCTAGCGGAAGCGAAGTTGAGAATAACGATGGCTCGGATTACGAGTATAATGGGAATTCGTATACCAATAACGATATTGTACTTGTCCGAAGCCGCATAAAATCTCAATCAGCGGCAAAACCTAAGAGTACCACTAAAGCAATTCGCCTTAATAATTCTGACTGGGAAAATGGATATCCTCCTGAAGATTATAGCGTGAATTTATTTGGCTCTAATAAAGGACAATTTACTGCATCAAAACTGGCTAGTAACGACGGTGCCGCTCCAATGGGTAATGTTCAAGCTGTTGTCATGATAAAATACAATTCTGCAGAACATTTCTTTACGTCGGGAGTTAGATATAAGGGTACAAAATCGCTCGATTTATTCACACACACCCCGCACGGAGTTGTCAAGACCGTTCTTAATGCCAATGGTACCGTTGCTTCAACCGCTTTCGAAGGAACAAAGCCGTCTGCTGTAACCGAGTTTGATACTAAATTTATTCGTTACGTGTAAAGGAGGTTCGATATGGCAGATGAAAACACAAACGTTACAACTCCTGAAGAAACAGATCCTTCCAAGATAGAGTTATATTTGCAGACCATCGAAACTGCTGTTTACGGCGAAGATATGCGCCAAGCCATCCACGATGCTATTAAAGAATGTTATAAAGATGGTGACCGAGCGTCTATTGATATGACGGCCAGAGACAGCATTGAGCTTCTCAGCGCAAGGTTTGATGTGTTTGTGGCCGGTCTGAACGTGGAGTCATCGTCGACCAGTGCAATGGAGTACGATTCTTGTTGCACGGCAGATACAAACAATACTCCTACCGCTATGCGAATCGGTTCTGTCGTTCAGTTAAGTGGGCGTGTTCGATTGACGAAAGCGGTTAAGTTGACTGACTGGGGAACTTACCAGTTGTTATTTACTGTACCAGAAGGATATCGACCGGACACGGATCATATTTATACAGTTCAGAAGTTTGATGATTCTTATGGCATACAAATTCAGGCGAACGGACGGGTTAGATTGAACCGTTTTGGAAATTCTGAAAAGTATCCTATTACTGTTCCCAAAGACACTATTTTGAACGTAACGATTGTATATTTGTGCACGGAAGCGACCGGTTCGGAAACTCCAAGTGAATGGGCTGAAATTGAAGATGCTCGTATAGGAAAAGATGGAACCGTGCATCAAAGTCTTGGCGCGGCAATTCGATCTATTTCTGTTGGCGGTGCTGAAGATTATACTGCGTTGTCTCTTCGAGTGGATGAACTAGAACAAAACAAAAACACTATGGCATCGCAGATTACCGCTCTGCAAAACACGGATACGTCCTTGGGAAATAGAATAGCAGCGTTAGAGAATTCGCAAGGAGCTGCTTACAGTTTAATTGCTACCGCAGACATTGATTCAATATTAACAGTATAGGAGATGGCATGGGTCAATACATAGTTACAGTCATCGTTGCTGTCTTCACAAGTGTTTTTGGTCATGGCTAACTGCTAAGAACCCTGGCAAAACTGCAGAGAAGCAACTTTTGGTTGGCTTAGCACACGATCGTATTATCGCCCAATGCGAGATATTTATTGCTCGCGGGTACGTAACAAAAGATGAATACGAGAACTTACACGATTATTTGTACGTTCCGTATATTGCGGCTGGAGGAAACGGCACTGCTAAGAAGCTTATGAGCGATGTCGATAAACTTCCGGTTAGAATGAACTGATTTGAAAATTCAAAATGGGAGGTTTGCTGTGAAAATCTCAAACAAAATCTATGATTACATCAAACTTATCGCTCTGATCATTGCTCCTCTCACGGTTCTTGTCGGATCGATTGGAACTGCTCTCGGTCAGGATTGGTCGGTTGCTACTGGGATACTTGCTGCGATCGATGTGTTTGTTGGTTCTGTAGTTGTTATTCTCAAGAAGTGGTACGACGAAACACAGGGCGAATAATCCCCGGGGAAGATTTATGGAAAACACCGATAAAGAGGTACGGTTTGATATTTACTGTCAGACCTGCCACAACAAGAATACTCCAGAAACGGAAGATCCATGCAACGACTGTCTTGCAGAGCCTATTAATCAGGGAACAAAGAAACCTATATTCTGGAGTGAATCCAAGTAATGGAGGACTACCATGGCCCTAAGTGATGCTCAACAGAAATTTGTAAATAATGTGGCAAAGTACGTACAACAGTACGCTCCGTCATATGGCATCAAAGTATATTCTCCGATTATCGCGCAAGCAATATTGGAGAGCGGATGGGGTAAATCTTCCCTCGCCGCAAAGTACCATAACTATTTTGGACTTAAAGCCGGAACTGCCTGGCGGGGGAAAACAGTAAACATGAAGACCGGCGAAGAGTATACGCCAGGTGTTCACACAACGATTAAAGCATATTTTAGGGTCTATGATTCTATGGAAGAAGGAATCAAAGGTTACTTCGAATTTATTCAGTTAGCCAGGTATTCCAATCTTCGAGGAGTCACAGACCCTAAAAAGTATTTAGAGATTATTAAAGCCGATGGCTACGCAACAAGCAGTTCTTATGTTAAGAATACCTACTCTCTTATCGTCCAATACAATCTTACACAGTACGACATTGGCCCAATTAGTCAGAAGATTGTAGAAGAAACTGCTGATATTTCCGATCGTGTTAAGATGGTAAATCTTGTAACCAGTTGGCTCGGGCGTAAAGAATCTAATGGAAGTCATAAGTATATTATTGACCAGTACAACAAGATTAAACCGCTTCCGATTGGTTATAAGATGACATATTCTGATTCTTGGTGTGCCGCTGGCCTATCAGCAGCTGCATATTTGTGCGGCCTTGGCGATCGGTATCCGCTTGAATGTTCTTGCCCTAGAATGATTAAAAAGGCAAAAGAGATGGGCATTTGGGTTGAGAGTGACGCATACGAACCAAAGATTGCAGACTGGATATTGTATGACTGGCAGGATTCTGGCTCGGGAGACAATACTGGGACTCCTGATCATGTTGGGATGGTTGTTGATATTAACGGAAGTAATCTGAAGATCATCGAATGTAATCTTTCAGATTCGGTTAAGTACAGAACAATCAAAGTGAACGGTCGCTATATTCGAGGCTATGTTGCACCCAAACTTTCCGGAGAAGAAAAACATATTCCGGATTCGAAACCTGTTTCTTCGGCTCCATCCACCAAGATTATGTGGACCGGGAAGATTAATGGGTACGGAGTACGCTGTAGATCTTGGGCCGGTACAACATATTCTGAAACTTCTTTCTCGCCCTTCACAAAGGACCAGATTGTTCAGGTCTGTGACCAGATCAAATCCAATTCTAATAATATTTGGTATTACGTATACGTTCCGAAAGTTAGAAAGTATGGATTCGTATACAGTAAATACGTAACAAAAATTTAATACAGTACTATTAATATTTTAACCATCCATAGGAGGAATCTATTATGGAACTTACAAAAAGAAGCAACTTCGCACTTGATGTCACAAATATCGCTACGACTCCCGTTGTGATCAAGAAGGGTCTTAAAGCAATTGATTTTGTCGGTGTGATCATTACATCCGGATCTTCTGTCAGCGTTATTACTGCTGCTGTTGACAATAGTGGAACCGTAACGTTTTCTATCGGAAATGTTTCATACAGCTATAACTCTACAACTGGACAGATCACAGTAACAACCTAACAGCCTGTAGCGTAACGAAAGGACTGATATTTATTGGCTAACAAATTAATTTCTCTAAATAATCTTGCGAGATACCACCAAAAACTTTTGGAACATTACGACGCAAGGGTTTTTGCCAAGGCGCCAAGCGGTGGTGACGATGCTGATTATCTGGAGAACATATTTGCGGAAGGAAGGGTTATCCTACAGCCGAACGCTAATTATAGAGTTGGTCGTACGGTGGTACTGCCAGAAGGAACCGATGTTGAGATGAATGGGGCGACCATTGAGTACACCGGTCTTGGCTTCAGCAAAAATGATCGGCGCAGTGGTTGCGCGTTCTTAAATGTGAACAATCCAAATCCAGCTAGCGCTTCTGATCCCGATAGATCGATAACCGCGTATAACGGAAGAGGAAACATGCGATTTAAGAACGGCATATTTCTCAACTGCGCATTCGGTTTTCTCCACGCTCATGACGTGGTTTTCGAAGACTGCACATTCGGAGAAATATCGACAAATAGTCATGTTTTTCAGTTGGCGGCATGTAAGGCGATAAGCTTTATTCGTTGTACTTTTTACGGTATTTCTCTCGCCCAGGACAACACTTATGGAAACACGGAGGGCGCCGTATCTACGGAGATCATAAATCTTGACTTATCAACTCAAGATTATGCCAAAGAAAGTGGACAATTCATAGATTACTGGTTTATTCCGCCTGTGAATGGGAATAAAGCGGCGACATGGGACGAGTATGCGTGCCGTGACATAACGGTTGACGGCTGTGTGTTCAGGCCGAACAACAATAGTGTCTATTCCGACGCTATCGGTTATCACGCTAACTTTATGCAACCGTATAAAGATGAAGTCTCTCCCGACCCCAATAAACCCAATCAGTTTCATAAATGTATACGTGTTGTCAACAACTATATTTATGGGCAGCAACGAAGCAGCGGAAATACGCGGTCGACGATTGCGTTCAAAGCCCGTCATATGATGAACTCGATTTTTGCTAACAACGTTTGCGAGAATGTCCAGGCGTTAGCGGTTATTGACCATGTTCGTCAGATAACGATTTCTGGAAACGTTGTCAAAAAGAACAGTAACAACGCAAACGCAATTACAGTCGAATCAACATGGCACACATGGGGCACAGGAACGGTTCCAAAACCTAGCGATTCAAGTATTATGGGTTACAACACCGCATCCAAATATATGAATATTGCCGGCAACAGTTATGGAAAAGCCACCATTACTTTTAACGCTAGCGATACTAATATTTACAACAAATCTGACTGGGGGCCCAACACCAGCGCATATCCTCGATACAGTAAAGAAGGCGCTACCGTCACTCTCCATGGCCGTGTTAAACCTAAGAAGTCAATAACTTTCAATGCCGAGAATGAAGTAATGACGCTTCCGGAGGAATGTCGCCCCGCAACAACAGTTGCCTGGGTCAGCAAGGGAGACACGTATGCGTCGACGAATGTTAGCTTCCCTTTACTTGTAAAAGTTACACATGCCGGCGTCGTCAGTTTCACGCCAATTGGCAATAGCGTAAGTCTTACCACGGCAAGCGACATTTGGATTGACGGCACTTACGTTATGTAACAGGTGTTATATTTATGTCTATAGCAGGAAGATTAATCGTCCCGTGGTTTAATGCCGACCGAGGTTGGGGCGACATGGAAATTTTAGAGTGCGGCGATGAAGTCGTTGTGGTTGATACATACACATACGGCATGACAGAAGCGAGAAATCGACTTTTAAAGATACTAAACGGACGCAAGTTCTCGCTTTTAATTTCACATGGCCATAGGGATCACAACGGCGATTACGAATACTACTTCAAGAAGGGCTTGGTCAAGGCTGTTTATATTTCGTCTTATGGTCCTTCTCAGGAGAACAGTAATGATAAAGATCGAGACGCGGCTCTGATTGCTTTGGCTAAGAAGCTTGGTATTAAAATTGTATATTTGAAAGAACCCAAGACATTTACGATAGGAACCGGAACGTTCGAGGTTCTTTACGTGCCAAAGTCGGGAAACAACAACACCAAATCCCTTTGTGTTCGAGTTACGCTTAATGGTGTAAGAATCCTTCTTTGTGGCGATGCTACGATGAATACCATAAATCAAATGCTCGACCGCAAGATTGATATCTCTTGTGACATCGTTAAACTGAATCACCATGGTGTAAAAGAGAATAACCCGCTTAAATTCGTCAAAGCCTGTAAAGCTACATACGCCTTTGGTAACTGCAACGGAGAAACAAAGAATAATTGGAAGTCTTGGGCTGCCGATTCTTACAACCGTTATATTGGTGCTAGCATCAACATGTATGGATTACGCTACAACGGATACAAAGACGGCTTGATATTTGAGTGCCAGGCCGGAGAAGTAAACGTTCTAGGGTCAAGCAACATGAAAACGGTCGTGCGAGAAGTAACTGCTGACGGGTTTACTGTCAAGAAGCAGTTCCATATTTGCAATAAGCTTGACCTGTTTCTGAAAGGTTCAATGAAGTATGTGAACCTTCAATTGGCCAAGGATATTTGCTGCGGTAGATTTGGAAATGATCCGGAAAGATCCAAAGCGCTTGGTGACAAAGCTAAAACGATACAGGGCATTGTTAACACCTTAATCGATACATATTCCACAAGAATGGAACGCGGAGAAGGTGGGAACGGAGAAGCAAATAGAACCAAGTGGCTTAAGCAGTGCGGGTTTATATTTGATCCTACAGCAGCATACCGTTTAATTCAAGATGAAGTAAATAGGAGAGCAAAGCAATGAGCAATATTGCAACAGTTCATGCATACAACAAAACGTCTCAGATTGAAGATGTAAATCCCCCCAAGATTACACCGATCGAAACGCCACCTCTCAACGAGGTAATTACGACATATTTTGATACTAAGACTGGGACCGTGGTTAGTGAATCTAGTGGAACTTCCGCTGATCCTTCCCCCACGACGGAGGAAGATCCGGGTCAGTCTACCTAACATTTTGAGAAACACACATCCTAGCTAGGTACGTGTTTCATATAGTTTACAATCGGCGAGCGAGAGCAATTCATACCCCCACTATTAACAAGAACTCATACTGAAAAAAAACGCCTTTGTGTAATCACAATGAATTGTCTACTCTTGCCATGACCCGATTAGCCAAGTAGTTTAATTGGCCAGAACGTCCAAAGCCGATTGGAAAGTTCGAGTTCGAGTCTCGACTTGGCTAGCTCACTTGGGGGAATTCAAAATGGGGTAAAAATTCTGTAGGCTCAGGTCCTTTCTCGTCCTTTCAGCCTGAACCCCAATTTTTAACTCGGAATTTCCCCGGGTAGGGCCGAATTAAAAACTAAAACAACAGGCGACAAACACGACAACTGAATATGGAACTATTATTTTTCATCGATTGCATGAGTTCGCCTCTAAAATAGTTTGTCGCCTTGTTAATAACGCCCTGGAATGTGTCAAAGCATTCTGGGGTTTTCTCGTTCGGGGTCTATATTTTTGTCTCCGAATTCTTTCTAACATCCTTTCTATTCGGATTCGGAAAATTCCCCGGACGAATTTTTTGTTGAAAACTTGATATTTGAGGTTATGCTTATGAATCAATATTCGGACGAACTATACCACCATGGTGTAAAAGGTCAGAAGTGGGGTGTGCGACGATACAGAAACTATGACGGTACGCTCACAGAAGCTGGTAAGAAACAACAGATGTACTATCGTCGTGGCGTTCGTTTCAAAAAGACAGAACCTCACGTCGATCGTATATTTAACTCGATGTCTAAAGAAGAAAGAGATCGTTTAACTTACTACGAAAACGAGTACATGACCGAAGAAGACGCTTCTATGCTAGCGAAGAGAATACTTCTTAGAGTCGGAGATACACCGGTTGCTTTCTGCGATGTATTTGCTAATGATGTAAATGATTACAGCGCTGTAGCTATCGGCGTTACAAATGACGAAAAGTATAGAAATCGAGGTTACGGAAAGAAAGCAGCCAAGCAAGTTATGAAATGGTATGAGAAGCATAAAGATGATGTACCAGGCGATTTGTGGTGGGGTGTTAGATCTGATAACGAACCGTCGATTCGTATTGCAAAAGATTTAGGATTCGAGAGAAATTATCCTGACACAACCGACAAGTACGGAAAGACTTGGGAATACTATATTTACAACGATAAAAAGAAAGGTTGAAAATGGGCAACATTGAGAATAGAATCGGCGAAATGAAAGATGGATTTATTCGAGGCGACACAAATTCCATAACAATGCGCCTTGATAATTCTGGTGTAGAAGCAAAAGACGTAACGAATGCATATTTTACACTCAGACAAGGTTCTAATAAAGTAATTTATGAGTATGGCGTTGAGGGCAGTGGTGTTACCATCGACAACGATCATAACCTTATTACAAAGATATTTTCTCAGGAAGATACATTAGCTCTTAAAGCTGGGATTCGCGTTTATATGGAATTCAGTGTATTAGACAAGCATGGTAATCGAAAGACTGGATTTTGCGGAACTATGCAGGTCTACGACACGGAGTACGATCAGGTCTTAGAGCCAGTTAGGAGTATCGATGAGTGACTTAAGCCTTGATGTCAACTTCGAAGGAAGTGGAATAGAAGTAGACGCAGAATTTGGATATTCCAACACGAGATACGTGTCCCCTAGCGAATACACAGGAGAGCTTACTGTTGTTCCAAGTCATGAACGACATATTTTGGAAACAACCGGGAAGATGTTGAACGGTAATGTAACTGTCGAAGCCGCTCCAACATCTGAAGTCATATTTACAGAGAACGGTGAATACCTACCTCCCGAAGGAGAAGTTGGGTTTAGAAAAGTTGTTGTAAACAACCCAACCGAGTGGACCAGTAAGGGGATTGCCGATGGGACTGAGCCGTATGGCGACATTGACTTGGGTGATGCGACGGTAATAAGGGATTGGTGCTTTTCAAATTGTCATGGTCTAACAGGTGTTACAGGCAGACAAGTAACAAAGCTGGGGCCAAGGGCATTTGGTAATGACGATGCGCTCGTAGACGTGCATTTACCTCGTATAACTTCGATTGATCAGCAGGCATTTATGAATTGTTCCGCATTAGAGTTTTTGTACTTGCCGAGCGTAACATCCGTCGCATACATAGGCTTGTCTGGCTGTTCTTCATTAGAAATATTGATTTTACCCTCGGCCAATTCGTTTGGTTGGTATTCGTTCGGTCAAATAGAGGGTGATTACAACTTAGTTGATGTTGTGTTTGGGCACACGAAAATAATCAATACCGAAGTTGATGCCTGGCGTAATTCTAATTTCGATGTGAATGGAAACGGTGGGAACATTTATATTCGTAAAGTATTGTTTGATCATCTTGGTGATGGTTCTGCTCTTGATTACCTTAGTAATACTAAGTGGGCATCGATATACGCCAAGGGCAATTTAACATTTAAACAAATTGAAGGCTCGGGATATGAGACATACATGCCCGGCGGCGAGAAGTACAATGAAGAAATGGGTATATCATAATGAAAAAGTTTAGTCGGGGTGAAACAATCACCGTCAACATTAGAAGCAAAACCGTTCGATCTGAGGACATAGCCCAGATCATATTTACAGTTCGGCAGGGAGACAATAAACGAACGCTGTTTATTAACGACATGACGCTGGTCGAAAACGAAGAAGTACCGTTTTACAGATACAAATTTTCCCAGGCGGAAACTTTGGCGTTTAACACGTCTCAGCCAGTATTGTTCCAGATTGATCTAGTGGATATTTATGGCGATAGAAGCCGTGTTTATGACGAAGAGTTCGAAGTTGGTCCTACCGAGTATGGAAAGGTGGTTCAAGAATGATGGATGTTGATGTTATTGTTGAACGAAAAAGTTTCGACGTGGAACTAGAAGTTGGTAATCCGGTTGCCGAAGTTCCTTCTCTTGATGGATATGCTACTGAAGAGTGGGTGCAGGAAAAGGGGTACGCAACTCTATCTGACATTCCTGCCGATGTCAGTGCGTTTAACAATGATGCAGGATACCTTACAGAGCATCAGGACGTTTCTGGTAAAGCGGATATTGAGGATATTCCGACCAAAACTTCCGACCTTACTAATGATTCTGGCTTCCTTACACAGCATCAGGATTTATCGGATTATGCTCTGAAATCAGAAATTCCCGTTGTGCCTACTAATGTATCGGCGTTTAACAATGATGCAGGGTACCTTACTCAGCATCAGGATATATCCGGCAAAGCTGACAAGTCAGAGATTCCGACAAAGACATCTGATTTGACTAATGATTCTGGCTTCCTGACACAGCATCAAGATTTGACTCCGTATGCCCTCAAATCAGAAATTCCCGTTGTGCCTACTAATGTATCGGCGTTTAATAACGATGCAGGATACCTTACTCAGCATCAGGATTTATCATCATATGCGCTGAAATCAACCGTATACACAAAAACACAGATAGATACGGCACTGTCTGAAAAGTCTGATAAAGCCACCACACTGTCTGGGTACGGTATAGCTGATGCTTACACTAAGACAGAGGTGAACAGCCTCGTAGAAGGAAGTGGTGTAACATCAGTTAATGGTCAGACTGGTACTGTGACTATAACAGCAAGCGACCTTGGTGCTATGACAGGGATGACTATCCTTTCCTATGGTAATTCCACATGGAACGATTTCATAGAAGCATATAACGCAAACCGCATAGTTTACTGCAAAGCATCTACCGCTGCTAATCCCGCATCTGGTGAACAACGTAGGATGGCTTTTTTAGCGTATTTTGATGAAAAAAACATGGCCGAGTTTCAGTATTATCGAAGTGTTTTAAGCCACACCGATGCACAACAGGGTGACCAAGTTATGATCTATCAATTAAAATCCAATAACACATGGTCTGTGACAACAAGATCCGCTTCAAGTCGTGTGGTAGCAGGAACAGGGTTATCCAGTAACTACACAACTGATAAATTGACATTGCTTCTTGATCCAGACTATAAAAATAAGATTGATACATTGTGGGAAGACTACCAGTCAAGAACATCGTAGGAAGGAAGGACATCAATGACACCAGAGATTTTGACAGCAGTTGCGACAGCATAGGAGACATATTATGAAAGACGTTGCTTTGGCTATTTTTGTTTCTGCCGGGTTTTGGAAGATAATTGAAGTAATTGTCATGCACTTCTTGACAAAACCTAAAGTTACTCCAGAAACCCAGCTCCTTCGTGGAATTGGTCAGATTGAGATTATATTCTTTGGAACTAAGTTTCTTGAACAAGGTTATATAACCACCGAGGAATATAACTCTCTTAAGAATGAGATTTATGCTCCGTATTTGGAACTGGGAGGAAATGGTCTCGCAAAAAAGATGATGGAAGAGATAGAGAAACTTCCAATCAAATAATAAGAAAGAAGTACGATTATCGCTTTATACAGAGGTGTGGCATTAAACTCAACCATCTCCACCTGGCATGTGGGTAGAGGAGACAACATATTTGAAAGGATATTTTTTAAACAAATGAAAATCATTAAAAAAACTTAGTGACTATATCGATGATGAACTCAAAGGTGCTAAGAAGTACGCAAAATGCGCTCTGAAGCACAAAGAAAAAGAACCGGAGCTTGCGAAAACATTTTATAACATGTCTTTACAAGAAATGGAGCATGTGAACGAACTTCATAAGCATGTCGTTGCGATCATTGATAAATACCGTAAAGAAAGTGGAGATCCTCCGTCACCAATGATTGCTGTATACAACTATCTTCACGAAAAACATATTGACGAAGCTGCTGAGATAAAAGCAATGCAGGCAATGTTTAAATAATTCAAAAAATTAAAATGGTAGGTTTAAAGTCACTTGTAACGATCATATTCTGTCACTTAGTTGGAGACTATCCATTGCAACAAGATGTCATTGCTAGGACCAAAGGCTCAAACTGGTATCACATGTTTGTTCATTGTGCATTGTATTGTGTTCCATTCGCCGTTGTGTATGGTATTGATGCTAAGCTGTTGCTACTTTTTGTATCTCATTTGATCGTTGACAGCTGCAAAGCAAGGTATAAAGTAATAGGCTACATATCCGACCAAATTTTGC